ACAAGTAGTATTTCCAGGGTGGAAAATAGTAAGAGGGTATGAAAAAGAAAATTCACATTATATAAATTTATATTACACACTGCCAAATGTTAATTACGATAAAATTACAAGTAAAGTATCAGTAAAAAATTTGAAGTCGCATTATACAGAAGCAAAATTAGTTCAATTATTAGAAGAAAAGGGAATAGGAAGACCATCAACTTTTTCATCATTAATAGATAAAATTCAAGAAAGAAAATATGTATTAAAACAAGATGTAAAAGGTAAGAAAATCAATTGCGTAGATTTTGAATTAGTAAAAGATGAATTGGAAGAGACCGAAAATATTAGAGAATTTGGAAATGAAAAAAATAAGCTTGTGATACAACAATTAGGTATGATGGTTTTAGAATTTTTGTTGACACATTTTTCAAATATATTTGAATATGATTATACAAAAAACATGGAGGATAATTTAGACTTAATTGAAAATGGTAAAATGTTATGGCATAGTTTATGTAATAGTTGTAATGTAGAAATAGATACATTATCAAAAAAAATAAAAGGTGAAAGGGAATCATATAAAATAGATGAAAATCATACATATATGATAGGTAAATATGGACCGGTTATAAAATGTGAAATAGGAGACAAAACAACTTGGAAAAAAATAAAAAGTGACATAGATTTGGATAAATTGAAACAAGGTAAATACAAGTTAGAAGATATTGTTGATAATACAAATAAAACGAATAATAGAAATTTGGGGACGTATAAAGATAAAGATGTAATTTTGAAAAAAGGTAAATTTGGGAATTACATTAATTATGATGGTAATAATAAATCAATAAAGCATATAACAAAAGATTATAATTCAATAGAAATAGATGATATTAAAGATGTTTTGGATGGTAAAAAATCGGCAAATCCAAATGTTATAAGAATATTATCTGACGAAATATCTATAAGGAAAGGTAAGTATGGTCCTTATGTTATGTATAAAAATAATACAATGAAGAAACCAAAATTTATAAAAATAAAAGGAATAGAACACGAAGATATAGATATAGATTGGGTGTATGAAAATATGTCAAATTAATTATTATTTTTATATAATAATTAATATATAAGTATGTCTTCTACAAATGAATCAAAAAAACCTTTAAATAAACCTTTAAATAAAGAAAAAGGACAAACAGTATTAGAATACCTGACAAAAGGGGAAAAGATGGAATGGTTAGCTTTTGCCGGTTCGGCTGGTTTAGTATTAGCTGTTATATTTTTAGTATATGGTGTATTAGGAACGGATGATCCAAAATGGTTAGGATTATTAATGGTGCCCCTGGCAATATATTCAATAATCTTTTTTGCAAAGTTAATGTTTCGCATGGGAAAAGCAGGAAGCGATGGTAAACCATTAAACATGTTTTGGAAATTTTGGAGATTATTTAAACAGGTATTTTTCTCGCCATTATTTTTGGTATTATTATATGCATTAACACTTTCAGTTCTTGGATCTCAAATATCTTATTTAGATAAACAATTAATATATGATAATGGTGGTAAATTATGGACGGCTGTAAGCGCTTTCCATATTATAACAACCGTATATTATCTATATGTATTATCTAGTTGGGATAGTTTACAAGCTATGTTAGAGGGAAAGACAAAAACTCTTGAGTGGGTTCAAACTAGAAAGGTAAATCTTGTAGGTATGATGACAGCATTATTAATAGTAGTAAGTGCTTTGACAGTATTTTTTTACATTGAAATAGTGACAAAACCAGTAATTGGATAGTTAATCTTCAATAATAGGTGTTAAAAAAAATCTGAATGTAAGACCAAATTCATTTTGAGAAGACCATATTCCGGAAACCTTTAATACAAATTTAATAGATTTATATCTTTTAATATTGATATAATTATCATCAAAAATTTTTATAAATTTATTTTCTAATTGTTCGCCTATTCTATAGACACATTCTCTATTAATTCCCCTATATCTTTCTAGTAATCTTTTTTCTATATTTTTTAATGAATAAACTGTATTATTATTATGGTCGTTGTTATCAAATATACATTTTATCTTATTAAAATATTTTTCAATTGATATGTTTTTTAATTCAAATGATATATGTAGTCCATTTAAAATTATATCTTCTGTTGAATAATATAATCTATAAAAATCACCATTAGTCATTATATTATTTTTTGTTTTTTCACTTATGATTACATTATTGATGTCATATTGATTTGTATTTAACGAAATATACATTTGTATTAAAATGTAAAAGTATATTTAAGTATTATTCAAATAGTTATTCATTTTTAAGAGATATAATGCAAATAAAAGTTTTTGATTATTTATATTTTCCATTATAGATTTATCTTGATGTTTTATATGATTTAAAATATCTTCTGCTTGATTACAAGTGTAATTAATTATATCAATTCTAGATTCAATTATGTTAATCCATAAGTTTGCTACAGTAGGATAATCTTTCTTTAACTCTTTAAATTTCTCTTTCAATATTAGTAAGTGGTCCATAAAATAATGTTTTTTATGTGTTTAAGTATTAAATATATAAAGATTATTAATATAAATGAAATATCTATCATCGCGATTTGAAGAATATATTGGAGAATGTGAAAAAAATAATTTACATGAAAATATGGAACATATCTTTGATAAAATACAAGATAACAATTCTAATTTAATATTTTATGGACCTTCAGGAATTGGCAAGTATACACAAGTATTAAATTTCTTAAAAAATTTTAGTCCTTCTAATCTTAAATATGAGAGGAAAATAAATTTTTCTTTGAATTCTAAAAAAGATTATTGTTTTAAAATCAGCGACGTCCATTTTGAAATTGATATGGAGTTACTTGGATGTAACGCAAAAGTATTATTCAATGAGGTTTATAATCATATCATGGATATTTTTTCTACACGTTCAAACGAAGTAAATTATATTGTTTGTAAAAATTTTCATTGTATTCATAGTGAATTACTAGATATATTTTATAGTTATATGCAAACATTAAATCATAAAAATTTTAAAGTTTCTTATATATTAATAACAGAACACGTTGGTTTTATACCTGAAAATATTTTAAAAAAATGTCAAATTATACCTTTTAGAAGACCAACAAAAAAGACATATCGGAAATGTATTAATATTCAAATTAGTTCAAATGTATTACTTGAAGATATAAAAAATATAAAAGATGTTATCAATAATATTACAATTTTGAATAATATTGAAAATAAAATTGTTGGTTCCATTATTGAAAAAATGAAAAATATCAAAGATATTGTATTCATAGAATTTCGTGATAGAATATATGATATTTTTATTTATAATATTGATGTGAATGAATGTATCAATAAAATAATATCTCATTTCATTGAAACTAAAGAAATAAATGAAGGAAATATCGAAGAAATCATTTTTCAAGGATACAAGTTTTTTAGATATTACAATAATAATTATAGACCTATTTATCATTTAGAAAGATTTTTATATTTTATATGTACTAAACTAAATGACAATAGTAATAGCGAATAGAGAGCACGCTTGTGATATATTAGGAATTCAAAGAAAATTTACAGGCGATATTTTGAGAAAGGCTTATTTAAGACAGGCTTTAAAATATCATCCAGATAAACCGGGTGGTAATAAAGAAAAATTTCAAGAAATAAGACAAGCCTTTGATTACTTGAATGATACTGATGAAAAAGATATAAATAATGATTCATCTTTTAAAATAGAAAGTATTTTGAAAAAATGTATAGGGTTTTTCTCTCCCGAAACTGATCTAGATGATAAATTTATAAATACATCATTAAAAAATATACTAATTAATTGTGAAAATATATCAGTAGAAATCTTTAAAAATCTAACTTTTGAAAAAGCTACAACATTATATAAATATTTCTATCAGTATAATGAAGTTTTTCAGTTATCACCAGAAGTATTATATAAAATGAAACAAATAATCAAAGAAAAAGCAGAATCTACCAATATACTTGTATTGAAATCTACTATAGATGATTTATTAAATAATAAAATATATAAACTTGAACTTCAAGACCACGATTACTATATACCTTTATGGCACAAACGTTTCAATATAAATGATATACTTGTATTAAATGAATATGAATTACCAGATAATATAGTTATAAAAGAGAATAATGATATTTGGATACATAAAGAAATACCTTTTCATACTTTATTTCATGATGGCGATTGTGAAATATTTATGGGTAGTAAAACTATCAAAATTGAAGCGGATACATTAAAAATAACAAAAATACCACAGATAAAACTTTTTAAAAATATAGGAATACCTTGTGTAAATAAAAAAGATATATACAATTTTACTAAAAAAAGCAATGTATATGTTGAAATATTGCTAGTTTAGAATAATATTTTAATATCTAATAAATATATATTAAAATATGACAAATAGTATGGAAATATTGAAAGCACAATTGCAAGTTTTAATGAGTTTAAAACCAGATGAAACCGACACTCCAGAAAAATTAAAAGCATATCTAAATGGAACATTAGATAAAACTGCTTCGTTAATAAAACGTCTTTTAGCTGAATATAATGCTTATTTATTAAAGGATACTATAAATGAAGAAGTAAAAAATTTAAATAAAGAAATAAAGGATCTTAATTTAAATAAAATTCCAAAAGATGCTACTCCAGATAAAGTATATGAAATTTTTAATAAGAATAAAGAATCTATAAAAAAACACCAAGAAAAAAATGAAAAAAAACGTGAAAAAGCAGAGGAAGATAAGAAAAAACTCCATATAGCATTAAAACAAGCCAGTAAAAATGAATTAGAAGAGGCAATTAAAACTTTAGATCCTCTAAAAGAAAATGTTAAAATAGCATCATTATTAGCAAAATATGAAGCAGCTTTAAAAACACAAAAAGAAGGGGAAGAAAAAAAGAAGAAAAAGAAATCAGAAACCACAGCAGCAGCAGTTAAACAGGCAGAAGAGACTGCCGCATTGGCACAAGATAAAGATAGAATAAAAACATCAGTTCCAGAAGAAAGGGAGGGAAAAGAGATGGAAAAAGCATTGAAGACGCAAATAGCTGCAGATGCAGAAAAAGTAGAAAAACAAAATAAAGCAGCAGCAGCAGCAACAGTGGAAGCAAATAAAAATAAGGCAGCCCTAGAAAAAGCACAAACAGAGGCAGACAAAAAAATTAAAAAAAGTAAACCAAATCCAGAGATGGAAGAATGGAATGCGGCAGCAGAAAAAGCAAAAAAAGAAGGTAAACCAGTGCCACCTCCACCTGGATTATCAAAGAAGAAAGTTGCTCCACCACCGGGTGTTGCTCCACCCCCACCAGCTAAAAGTGCGTCTCAAAAAACAAATCAAGATAATAAAAAGCCTGTCACTTCGCCAAAGAGAACACCACCAGCAAGAAAATCACCTCCAGCATCACCAACCGGAACAAAAAAGAAACCAACAAAAGCAACAGTGAAAGCACCTCCAACAGCATCAAAAACAGATGATAAGAAGAAACCACCCGCACCAGCAAAAAAAGCATCACCTCCACCAGCACCAGCAGCAAAAAAAACAAATGAATCGCCAAAACCAGCAGCTAAAAAAGGATCAAATGTTAAGAAAGCAACAAAAAAAAATGAGCAAAAAGGTGGTAGAAGAAAAAGAAGAACAAGAAAAAAATTAAGAAAAAATAGAAGTAATAGAGGAGGGTGGTGGTAAAAATGTAAAAAAATTTTAATACATAATATATGCATTAAAATTTTGGGATTGTCCAAAAATTATGGTTAATGTGCTACTTTTTTTATATTTTTAGCACAAAAAGTATCTGTTTGCGAATGACAATTCGGACACAATATTCTCAAATTCTCTACCCTATTATCATTATGAACGCCATTTATATGATCCAATTGTAATACCAATCGTTTATTATTCCAATTTGGTCCTATCATACAAGATTCACATACTTCTCCCTTCAAACCAGCATCATACAACTTTTTTTTTAACATATACCCACCACCACAATAACCACTATCTTTTTTGAAAACTTCTTCAAATGGCCATCTCTTTTCATATTTTTTTTTATGATTTCTTTTTGGGTCAAAATGAGATGCATCTATTTTTTCCCTTCTAATTCTATTTTTAACTGTGACACAAAATCCTCCATTCGTTAATCCAATTTCTCTAGCAACTTGTGTATATGAATAACTTTTTTTAACAATTTCTTTAAATTCTTCCAAAGGTACTCCCCATATAGGACTATATTTTCCACCAACTAACGACATTATTAAATAATAATTTAAAATTAGGTCTAAGTATTTTTTTAAATATTTAATGGTTGCTGTGGGATTCGAACCCACGAACCCGAAGGACAATATCTTAAGTATTGCGCCGTTGACCACTTGGCTAAACAACCTCGTGTCTTAGACCAAAAGATTAAAAAATTTTATAATATAGCGGCTGGAGGTTTCGATCCTCCGACCTTTCGGTTATGAGCCGAACACGCTTCCCCTGCGCCAAGCCGCTTTATGCCCACCCAGGGGCTCGAACCCTGGACCACAAGCTTAAAAGGCTTGCGCTCTACCAACTGAGCTAGACGGGCTTTTACAGACTAGTGTTAATATTGTTTGTTCAGGGACAAATAAATATGATAAAACCCTTACCTCCATCTGCATTTAATTTCGTCAAGCGACAATTATATCGTTAGATAATATTATTCGTTAGAAATAAAATGACTTTTAGCTTTCGTTAAATAATTGCTGTTTCTAGTCTTAATTTTTTGACTTATATGAATCATTTCTAATTCAAGCCAGATCCGGACAGTGTGAATTGAACACACGACAAATTGATCTACAGTCAATCGCTCTACCAACTGAGCTATATCCGGTATTGTTGTTACAGATTACATTAAATCTACGGTGCTCTTCCCCTGAGCTATGGTCCCCTAATAAATAGGATGGGACCAGATGGTTTCGATCCATCGACCCCCGGCTTATGATGCGTGATTAAATTATTGCTGTTAGTAATCTTAGTGCCTTTTTTTAAGTCGGCTTCTTACTTTTCACCTCCGCTCAAAACAGGGGTCGAACCTGTGACCTTGCGATTAACAGTCGCACGCTCTAACCAACTGAGCTATTCGAGCCTTTGAGTATTAAATACTTGTTTATTATTTAAATGGTTTTTTTAAATATATAAATTAGAAAATTTTATATTTAATTATAATTCATTATTTAATCGCCGCTTGATTTCTTTTTTTTACGAACAATTTTCTTTTTCTTTTTTGGTGTTGGTGCTTCCACTTCAATTGTATCATCATCTTCTTCTTCTTCTTCTACTTCATCAGCACTTTGAACGTCATCATTATCACTGCTGTTTACATCAAAACTAGGACCATTATCTGCTTCTACTTCATCTTCTTCTTCTTCCTCTTTTTGTTTTAGC